GCGATACCATGGCCGCTTCGATGGCGGCCAGGTTCTCGGTGGCGTAGCGCAGTTGCTCGTCGCTGTCCTGGCCGTACTCGGCGGCGGCCTTCGCTTCGTCAAGCAGAGCTTGGTAATACTTTTGCGCTCCACTAAGGCGGGCCTCGTACGCGTCCAGACCGGCCTGATCAGCGCGTTCCAGCTCCTCCGCTGTCTTGATGTAGGTTCCGGCGTACTTCGCCTGCCCGGCGGCGATCTTGGCGTACTGGCCCGCTTTCTCGGACAGGGCGATGGTTTCCCTGGCGGCGGCCATTTCGGATTCGCGCCAGGCGTCGGCCAGTTGTTTGGTGCCCAAGGCGGCCACTGCCACGGCGATGTTGAAGCGGGTAGCCAGAATGCCAACCATGTTTTTTAGGTTGACCAGTGCTGCGCCGGTGCTGCCGTTGAGCAGGGCTTGGGCGGCGGCCCATGCTCTGGTTTCCTTCGCGGCGTCGATGACGACGGTGCTGTAGTCCTTGATCTCCTTCACCAGCCGCGCCAATTTGACGGCGGCGATGGCGCCAACTAATGCGCCCAGCGCGTAGCGGTAGTCCCAGATCGCCTGGGCGCCAGTTTTCAGCGCTTCGGCGGTGCCGATGATTGCGTCGGCTATGTTTTTCGCGTATTCCCGCAGCCCTTCTTCACCGAGGTCGGCCACGGCTGCGTTCAGTGCGGTGATCTGCTCCTTGAGGTAATCCAGGACGCCCGCTTCAGCGATGGTGTTCAGGAAGTCGGCCCACTGGTCCTTCAGGTTTGACATCATGCCGTTCCAGGTTTTCATCTGGTCGGCTGCGGCCCCATCGGCACTTTTGCCGATCTCCTCGATCAGCGCCTTGATTTCCTTGCGTCCGAGCTTGCCGGCCTCGCTCAGTGCCTGAAGCTGCTGGGTGTTCTTGCCGGTGGCTTTCTCCAGCAATTCCCAAACGGGGACACCCCGCTCTACGAGCTGGAGGATTTCCTCCCCCTGGAGCTTTTGCTTCGCCCATGCCTGGCCTAACGCCATGGTGATGCCGGTCAGTGTTTCCTGGCTGCCCCCGAGCTTGCTGGCTTGGTCCACGATGGCCTGGTAGGTGCCGTCCATCGGATCGAGGCCGAAGGCTTTCAGCTTGATGAAACCGTCGGTCACCTGGGCAAGGTCAAACGGGGTGGTCTTGGTGAAATCCTTAACCCAGGCGGTGGCTTGCTCCCCGGCCTCGATGCTCCCCATGACGCTGTTGAGCTGGGTGCGCAGGGTTTCAAACTGGGCGCCGGTGCTGACGATGTCGGTCAGGTTGCGTTGTACTGAGTAGATGCCGACAGCGGCGGCGGCCATGCCAACCAGCTCGTTGCGGATCGACTTGATGGCGTTGGCCAAGCCGTCCCCGGCGCTGCTGGTGTTCTCGAAGTCCTCGCCCATTTGTTCACGGGCGATCCGGGCCTGCTCTCGCATGTCCTGGTAAGCGTCGCGCACACTATCCCTCGTGCCCTTCACTTTCTGCACGAACTGCTGGGTGTATGCTCTGAATCGGACCCCAAAGTTCAGGTTAGCCATCGGCGATCCTCGGGTACTGCGGTGGTGTTAAAAAACCGGCGGCGCTGGAGCCGCCGGTTGCTGGCCTGGGCATCCCTGCCCATCACTCACGGAGTCAAACGATGCGGAACTTCGCGTATTGGCTGACGCCCACGCCCGCTTTGGTGTCGTCTTTCAGCACGGCGGCTTCCACCTGCAGCTCGGCAAACTCATCCCCGATCAGGCTCAGGGCAGCAGCCGGGCTGAACTTCGCGCGGAACAGCTCGACCGGCATGGGCGCGCCGTCGGCTTCGTTGATGCCATCCCAGAAAATGCGGTAGGTCGCTGCGGCTACGGTCAGCGCGTCCACTTCGTGACCGGCCTTGCTGGTGTAGCCAATGTGGATGGTGTCGCCGTCGGTGATCGCGCCGCCTTCAAGGATCAGGATGCCGCTGTTGCCCAGGGCGTAGTCGGTGCCTTGGACGTAGGTGGTGGTGTTGGTCTGGTCCTTGACGGTGATCGCCACGTCGGCATCAGGCACGTTTTTCAGCGGCAGGATCGCACCCGGTCGTGCCACATGGGCCTCGTCGGTGATCGGTGCGCTGGTGACGGCGGTCACGGTGCCTCGGATCGCCATTGCGATGTTGTCCGGGGTCATGTCGTGCAGCGTCATGGAGGCGCTGACGCCGGTGATGCGGCTGACGGAGTCGTAAAGGCCGCCGCCGGGGTTGGTGAAGTCCTGCTGTTCCTTGGTTTCCTCCTCGATACCAAGCTCCAGCGCGGAACAGTTGCCGATGGGGACCAGGCCGGTGGTGCCGCCCACTTTCTCGATGTAGATCTGGCCTTTGCCGATGAAGGGCTTTTTCTGAAATGCCATTGTCAGGTTCTCCTGGGTTAGCTTGCTTTGATGACTCGGGCAATGTCGAACTCAAGCGGGAAATAGGCGAAGCCTTCCTGCGTGAATAGCGGCTCGGGTGCGCCGGCCAGGGTCAGGTGGTTGGTGTATCCGTCCGGTGTCCAGCCCATCAAATGGGCAATGGTTTGCTCGATAAGCGGGGCGGTTCGGGCGTACAGAGTTGCGGCGTCGTACTCGTTGAAGCGCTCGGTGATGACGATCCCCACACGGTCTGAAACCTTGGCCGCCTTGCCGTTTTGGGCGTTGTCGGTGATCTGCAGGCCGCCGTAAATGATCGAGACCGCCGGGGTCTGCTGCTGGACCTCCTCGATACCGGCAATGTCGGCAGCGGTGAGGTGGTCGTTGAAGATACCCAGCGCTTCCAGGCGGGCCTTGGTCTGGTCGAGTAGCTGGTCGATCATGTTATGCCTCCAGCGCCCAATCCAGCGCGCGCATGATGGCCCGGCTTGCGCTCTGCTCCCATGACGGCGGCAGGCCGTTGGTGGGCAGGAACGGGCGCGGCTTTACGTTCAGGCGCTTGCGGTGGGTGTTCACGTTGACGAATACCGGAAACTTGAGCGGTTTGCCGAAGGCTTGGGTGATCCGGCGGGTGTGTGCCCCCACGGTCACCTTCATGCCCTTGCCGCCGAACTGGTGCAGCGGGGCATAGACCACGTTGGTGCCGATCAGCAGCTCATGCTCCTGGCCGGTGGTGATCACCTGGTGGGTGATGCTGCGCTGCAACCGGCCGGTGTCGCGCAGCGGCTGTCCGTCGCGGTGCTTGATCCGTGGCCACTTGTTGCCGCCTGGGGTCTGTCCCTTGCGAAAACAGAGGCGCACTTTGTTGGCCAGATTATTGCCCACCACGTCCAACATCGGTGTGGGGTTGAGTCCAAGCTGGGCCAGGCGGTCAATCGCTCGGAGCGCTTGGCTGTTGGTGATTTCGATCTGGCTCTGCATCGGTCAGTACCCCTGCAGTTTGTCCAGGCTGAACTTGCGGTCGGCGCTGGTTCGCACGGTTTCGATGGCGGCGCTTCCTCCGGCTGATTCGCCGGATGGCCCGTTTCCCAGAGTGGCGCGACCTCCTGCGACGGCATTCAGGAAAGCGATCGCCTCCTGGTAACGGTTGCGAACGGTGTCCGGGCACTTTTCGTCGTACAGGCGGTAGCGGGCAATATCGGCGGTGGTGCGCTTGACCGCGTCTGTCACAACGGCCAGCGGGACGGTGTAGCGGCTGCTGGTGTAGGCATCCACTTCGCTCTGCGCGTCCTGGATTGCGGCGGCCAATACCTCGGGGTCAATGCTGCCGGTGCGCTGGCGGTCGGTTAGGCGCTTGATTTCGTCCTCTCCGAATCGCTCCACCATTCCCTGCTGATCGATGTAGGCCATGCTTATTCGGCTCCCTGATCGCTGTCAGCGGCCTTGCTGGCGGCCTTCGTTTTCGGTTCCGGCTTGACCACGGCGGCGGCCACTCTTGCGGCTTCCTTTTCGGTCAGGTCGATCTCGGTGCCGGGCGCGTAGAGCTTGCCCTTGTGGCGCACGTTCTGCGTGGTGATGAATTTCATGTCGCTGTCCTGGTTAAAAAGGACCGGGGCGGGTGCCCCGGCCAAGGCTGGCACCACTAACGATGGTGTCTCGGTTAAATGACGTTCTGCAGCAGGTAAGCCACGTCGGTGGCCACCAGCTTTTCGTCCACGCTTTCGCCCACACGGACGCGGCGACCGCCACGCAGGCCGATGTTCTTGTCCTCCCAATCGCCCGCGATGCGGCCGCCCCACTGTGCGGTCCAGCCGAAGGTCACGCCGCCTTCCGGGCGGGCCTGCTGGTTGCGGTAGAACAGCAGCGCGTGGTTGCCCCACAGTTTTGACAGGTTCATCTCCTGGCCACGGCTGGCAGCGTTGTACTTGCTGCGGGTGACGATGATCTCGTCCAGCTCCAGTGTTTCGCGGATGAACTCCAGCGGTACCAGGCCGTCGCTGCCGGTGGTGCCGTTAAAAGCTTTAACCACGGACGGGTTGCGGCGCAGTGCCAGCGCGGCGCCACTGTTCAGCGTCAGCACGTTGGCGGGCATCATGGTGGATTCGATGGCGTCGGCCAGTTGAACCAGCGGCTGCGATGCGGCGTCGGTCCACACGTCGGTGCCGGTCAGCGCTTCCTTGTAGCCTGCCCCGTAGCTGGCCGGGTTCATCACCAGATCGGCTACGCGCTTTTCGCGGTCCAGCAGGATCAGCTCGGTCAGCATTTCGGTGGCGTGGCCCAGCGGGTTGAACTGCGAGTTGCGGGCGGCCTCGATGTCGTACATCGGGATCGGGTCTTCCAGGCCATAATCCTTGGTGCTGGACTCTGCCTCGGTGTGCGTGAACTCGACCTCGTTCACGCGGCCCTTGCGACCGGTCAGGGTGTCGGGGATGGTGAACTTTTCCTCGGTGGTGTACTTGTTCCACTTGTAGAGCTGGCCACCCACTGGGACGCGCGGCAGCACTCGGTCGGCAACAAAGGCGCCGTTCTGGTACGCCAGCGCGATGCCGGTCAGGGTCGGGTTAATCGGGAAAGGTGTTTTCATGGGGTCAGTCCTCTATTGGTCCTGTCGATCAGCCCTGGAGGCTGCCCGGTGCGATGAATACGGAGCCGATGTCACCGGCTACGCCTGATTTCATGGCGCGGCCGATCACTGAGTTGTTTGCGCCGGTGGCGGGTGCGGCTGCCACGGCTTTACCTGCCGCATCGGCGGTCAGCCAGTCGCCACGGGTCACGGTGCCGCCGTACTCGATCTCGGCGATACCGCCCATCACCACATCGAAGCGGTCACCGGTGGCGTCGGCCCCCAGCAGGTTGGAAACGCCGAAGATGGCGTCAGTTACGGCGTCGGCCTGGGTGGCTTGACCGTCTGCTGCGCCGAGTTTGACCAGTCGGAAGGGTGCGACAGGTGCTGCGGCGATGAATGTTTTAACCAGGGTTTCGTTTCGCATGTCTGCGGCTCCTGTCTATTATTCGGCGTTGCCGCTTTCAACGGCGGCGACGGCTTCGGTGAATGAGATTGACTTGCCTTCGGCGGCCCGCTTGTTGCGGTAGGCGGTGGCTTTGTCGGCCAGCTCCTCTGGAGTCATGTCGGTGGCCCGGTGGTCGTCACCTGCCTGCTCGCTGAAGTCCACGCGGGCGGGTGCGGCGTTCAGTATAGCCAGCAGCGCCTGGGGCAGCGGCTTGGCGGCTTTGGATTCGCCCTCGGCAAACTCCACGGTTTTGCCGTCGTCCAGGTTCTCCATGAAGGCGATCAGATTGTCGCGCTGGGCGGGCAGCACTTTGCCCTGCTTGATGGCGGCGTCCACGGCTGCGGTGATCTGGTCACGACGGGCCTGGGCTTCGCGCTGCTGCAGGGCTTCTTCGCGCTCGGTGAACGAGGCCACCTGGGTTTTCAGGTCTGCGTTTTCGGCCTGCAGGCGCTCGTTGTCGGCTTTCAGTTGTTTCGGGTCCATGTCCTGGTCCTCTGGGTCGGTGGTGTCGTCGCCCTCGCTGAAGGCGGGATCGGTTTCTGCGTCGTTGTACTCGTCATCGATCTGCTTTCGCGCCGAGTCTTCCAGGCCGTTGATCGCGTAGTCGGGGATGATGGCGTCGGCCTCATCCTTGCTGAACTTGTCGATGATGAATTCGCGCAGGCGTCGGAAGATGCCGGCTGTGGTTTCGGTTTCCCATGCGCCGCTGAACTCGACCACGCCTTCCTCGGCCTCGTTGAACTCGACGGCTTTCAGCCCCTTGATGGCGGGCGGCTGTGCGCCCAAAAAGCCCACATGGCGCAGGTAATAGCTGCCTGGCTTCGGGTTCGCGGGGCTGTCTGGCATGTACCAGGATGCGCTGACCTTCTTGAAGCGGCCCGCTGTGACCATTTCGGCAAACTCGGCATCGACTTGCTGCGGGATGGCGTCGATACCGGCCTCCTCGCTGTACTCCATCGCGCCGATCCAGCCATAGGCCGGGTGGTTGTCTTTGGGGTGCCCCACCACGATGGGGGCTTCGTGCAGGCTGGGGTCGTAGGCGTCCACGGCGGCCCGCAGTTGGTCCTCGGTGAAATGGAGGGTGGTTCCGCCTGCGTCGGTGTGGCGGCCCGGTCTGAAGATGTTGATGCGCTTCATGGCGCCCCCTGCTGTCTATTTTGCGATCAGCTTAGGGCGTTGCGCCGTGGTGTATCAGGTTAATCATTGGCGCGTGGTGTCGTTTGTCACCACCTGCGGGGTGTCTTTGGTCCGGGTGGATGCTAACCTTCTGACTGGGTTTTGATTCGCTCAGGGAGGTGATCACCATGAGTAAGGTTCTGTGCCCCGAGTGTGGGGCTGTCAATTCGGGGCTGTCCCCTCGCTGTTCTGCCTGCAATGCCTATCTGCCTACCGGCAAGGCCAAGCCTGTTAATCCGTCCAGTAATGCCGGAAGGCCTGCCGCCACGCCCGGCTTGGTGCCCTGCCCTGAATGCGGTCACCAGATCAGCCCCAAGGCCGATGCCTGCCCGAGCTGTGGTGCGCCTCAGGCGGGTGTTGTACCAAAGGCCGCAAGGCAGCCCGTTAAGCCCGGCAGCACTTCGGTGGTCAGTGGCGTGATCTGGCTGGTGGCGTTGATCTTCATCGGCGGCGTGTTGTTCGGTGGCGGGGATGATGATGCTGAATCGGGCCGGACGCCCAGCGCTTCAACCGGTGCGCCCAGGGTTGAAAAGGTGCTAACCCCTGCCGAGCAGCGGCAAAAGGATATTGAGCGGCAGTTCTCTGCCTGGGACGGCTCCCATCGCAACCTTGAGCAGTTGGTGAAGGATTCGCTGCATGAGCCTGATAGTTACGAGCATGTCGAAACCCGCTACTCCGATAAGGGCGATCACCTGCTGGTGTCGCTCAAGTATCGGGCGCGTAACGGGTTTGGGGCGATGCGGTTGCATGCTGCGGTTGCCAAGGTCGGGCTGGATGGCACCATTATCACGCTGATGGGAAACACCCAGCTTTAACCCCCTTTGTTGCGTTCGATCTCTGCCAGCAGGGCGTCCCTGGCCCGCTGGGGGAGTGATTCAAATGCGGCCAGCGCTTCAGTGCTTGGCTCCTGCCCTGCCATCATGGCAGATTCCCATTCGTCGATAAGCGCATCTGTTTCGTCTGCGCTGATCACGGCTGCGCCTGCTGTGCCGCCTGCCGTTGCCGCTACGACTGTTTGTGCTGTGCTCGCTGCAACGGGCGTGGTGTAGCCTTTCAGGCTGTACTGCAGCCGTTTTCGGGCCTTTTCAATGGCGGGCTGCGCCTTCTTGATCGCGGCCACCATATCGGGCGGGAAAAGCTGCAGCTTGTCGGCCTGCACCTGTTTGATCTGCTCCACCCGTCCGATGCCGGTGTTTTTGTTCCAGCCGGGGTCCAGCCCTTCATAGACGATGCCGGGCTTGCCGGTGCGCGGGTTCGTCCAGGGCTGCATCTTGAGCTTGGGTTCGGCGCTGGGGGTGATGCCCATTTCTTCCAGATCGTCCTGGTCGAGCTGGATCACGCCGCAGCGGCAGTTATAGCCATTTGGCCCATAGTGGGTCTGCCAGAAGGGACTATCTACCGGCAGCACCTTGCCGTCCCATTGGGCATGCTCTGGCCGTGTCCGGTGGTCATCCACTGCGTCATACATCAGGAAGGGCGCGATCTCCTTTTGCTGCTGGATCTGCTCCCATTGGCCGGCGGCGTAACTGTTCATCAGGTTGGTGCGGAAAATCAGTTCCAGCCGGTGGGGGCTGCCGAGCTGCTTCGGCGTGGGCAGGCCGGTCAGCGGGTCCAGTAGATCGGCGTCGCCCCACCAGCCCTTTTTCTGCAGCAGGGGCGTCAGCTCCTTTTCAAAATCCCGCATGCTCTGGCCGCTTGCGATGGCGTTGTCCACGGCTTTGCGCACGTCGTGGAGGAGATCGGCGTCCATCATCCCGGCCACGGTAAAGGCGTAGTCGTGTTCCTCCCCCATCATGTCCAGGTAGCTAAATGTCGGCCTCAGCCCCTTGCTGCTGAAGTAGTCCAGCGCCTGGGCTGGGGTTAAGTTGAAGGCGGCGGCCATCGGCATCGGGTCGAGGAAATTGAGCGCATCGGCGGGGATGCGCTTGCGGTTTTTGATCTTGAGGCTGAAGGTTGCGCCCATGCTGTTTCCCCTTATCGCTGCGCCCGGAACATGCCAAGCAGGCGGCTGGCCCAGGTTGCGTTCTGTACCGCGTCCACGGTGTCCTGCTGCGGCCCATCGGCCAGCAGCTCGTTCAGGCGCTGGCGGAATGTCTCAAGGTCGCCACTGTCCTCGGCGTAGGCCAGTAATTGGTTCACGCGCTTGCCCAGCACCTCCTGGGACTCGGTAGCGATGGTTTCCGCGATCCGGGTCAGGGTTTCCATGTCGGCCCGGCGCGTGGCAATGGCCCCGGCGGTGATGCTGTTCTCGGCAAAGTTGAGGCCCGGCATGCCGCCCATCGGTGCCTGGGGCTGTCGCTTGACCCATCCCTCCCCGTAGGTTTCCCGGATGTAGTCCTCGGTCGGTTCAAACCCCAGGGCGTGGATGCCCTTGTCGATTTCCACGCGCTGCTGCAGATCCTCCTCGGGTTCGGTGTTGCGCCATACCTTCGGTGGCTGCGCGTTCGGGAAGTTGAGCGCGGTTAGGTAGGGGATGATGCCGTCGTTGAGGCTTTCGCAGATCAGGTCGGCATCGGCCTTGATGACTTCGTCGCGTACCCCGGCGTGAACCTCGGCCTGGCTGCGGCTGCTGCCGTTGTCGGTGGTCATGGTCTGGCTCAGGACGATTTTGCTGATGGCGGCGTCCATCTTGTCCTGCAGCGCCTGGTAATCGGCGGTGCCGCTGCGGGCGGCTTCCAGCAGCTCAATCACGATGCCGTCGGGGATCAGTACCCCGCTATCGACCTGGATCGCCTGCAGGGCTTCCAGCGCCTTGCGCTTCAATGCCGGGTCATTCATTTGACCCTGGGGCAGCCGTGCCATCGGTGTGGGCTGGCCGAATTTCTCCAGGAATACCGCCCAATACTTCAGCCCGTTGCGCTTGAAGAAAACCGGCCAATACAGGTAGTGGGCGAGGCCCATGCCGTAGGGCTGGTCGTCGTGTTCGGCGCCGGTGGTCAGCGTCCAGAATTTCTGCCGGTCCACTTCCTTGCCCATCGGGTCTTGGGTGGTGATCAGGTAGAGCTTGCCGTCGGTGCCGAAGCGGAAACGGGAACGGTCGCGCACCTTGCAGCCGCGCAGGGTGATGCGGTTCCCCTCGGCGGCAAACAGCCACTCGGCCACGCCATACCCGTAGAAGATCGCGTACAGCATCTTGTCGGTCAGCGCGTCGAATTTGACCCGCTCCAGTTGCTCCTTGATGAACTCGGCGGCCTGCTTGTCCTGGGCGCTTTCGCTGGCCGGGGTCACCTCCCATTCAGCGCTGGTGACTGCGGTGCGGCGCTGCTGAAACGTGGAGACAACCTGGTAGTCGCGCAGCAGCTCCTGGTAGATTTTCAGGTCGCCCCCGCCCCT